AGATGCGTCCCAAGTGGGGCATGGACATCAGCGTGGACTACGTGAATGAAAGCGGCAACGTTTTTGAACTTCTGCATTGGGAATATGATGGATTTGATTACCAAGAGATTGTAGATAAGAAAAATCATATTGAAAAATTTTTGTTAGCAGTGGATTGGGGCAATGCTTCTAAAGAAATGATACGGAGAAGATCCGAATGGTATCATTTGGGCTTTTTTGAACAAAGCGCCTGGAAGACCGAGTTCTTTGGCATAGAGAAGGAACGTTTCAAGATGGTGTTGTGGCAATAAATACACACATATGAGCCAGATACCAATTTTTTCGTACAAGCAATATCTAGATGACATGATGCGTCTAAAAGACCATGGACATGTTGATGCTGACGCACAAGTGCAAAGACCAATTAGCGCCGGTTCCAGAGGACTTAGAAGAATAAAAAAATTTGTCAAAGATCCAGTTCATCTGATGGGCGAAGAGATGGAAGGGCCCAGACCCTCGCCAGCTAATCCAAATCCTAAATTATTTTCAGAAAACAAGGAAAAAATTACCAAAAACGAAGCAATAAAGGCTGTTCTAAAAGGCATCAGCTATTACAAATCATCAGGTGAGTTGATCTTGCCCGAAGCTATACAAGGTAATTTGCGAACATGGTTTGAATTTCGCTGGAAGGCAATTGCAAAATCCGCGAAAAAGTAATTGATCTAATCGCATCAAAGTTATATAATACACAATAACAATTACAAAGGAGATAGAATGTCAGGAAGAAATTTCAACGAAGCAGAAAAAACCAAATTGATACAACTGATCAAGGAAGGCTCCCAGGTGTTGGGAGAGATAGATGATCTCAAGAGTGGTCTCAAGGACACAGTGAAAGCGCTGTCCGAAGAGTTGGAACTCAAACCAGCGCTGATCAACAAAGCCATCTCAATTGCGCACCGAGACAATTACAAGGCAGTGGCCGATGACATGGACATGTTGGACAGCATATTATCCGCGGCAGGCAAGATCTAGTGTATGGCATCATAAGGCAATTCTGGACCAATAGTTATAGAACGGATCATGTGGCATTCTACTATGAACTGATCAGTTTGATATTCACTATATTTGGTTCCTTGGTGCTGACATTCACTAGCCCACACCCGCAGATGAACTTGGTGTTTCCTTTCTATCTGATAGGATCCACCACCATGGCCTATTCTGCCTATCGCAGGAGGAACCTATGGATAACTATGTTGGCCAGCTGGTTCACACTGATGAATTGCATTGGCAATTACTTGGTATTTTTCTAATGAGACTATTTGTATTTGGAGACAGTTTTGCCGCAAATTCTAAAGGATGGGTAAGCATGCTTAATAAAAACATTGATGTAGAAATACAAAATTTTGCACAAAATGGTGTTGGACAATATAAAATTTTTAAGAAAATAATGCAAAATTTAAATTTTGATAAAAGTATTATTTGTTACACATCTCCATGGAGAATACACACACGTAATCATCCAATTTACAAAAATAGTATTGACCGACCGGAAAATGATTTTATGTTGAACGATCTAGCACATCATAGTAAGATAAACAAGGAAATAAGACTAGTTTACGAATATATTAAAAAATATTATGATTTTGATTATCAACTAGACATTTACGAATTGCTAGTAAAAGAATTATTATTGTTAAAGAATACGATTCATATAACATTTCATGAACCAGATGATACAAAAAAAATTAAGAATAATTATAATCATATTTGGAAAACATACCCTGGAGATATAAATCATATGTCTAATGAAGGTAATCGCATAGTAGCAGACAATATAAACAAATTATTATGAGTTACATAGACGCTTACTATCGCAGAGATGATGACAAAGTGTTGGTGGTTGAACGTGACAACAATGGTCAAAGAAGATTCGTAAATTATGATGCCAGATATGTGTTCTATTATCCTGACTCCCGAGGCAAACACAGAAGCATCCATGGAGAGACGCTACATAAAGTTACCAGCAGCACATTCAAGGAATTCATAAAGGAACAAAAGATCAGGAGCAACAAGAAATTATATGAACAGGACATCAATCCTGTTTTCCGCTGCCTGGAAGAGAACTATCTGGGCAAGGATGCCCCCAAGCTCAACGTGGTTTTCTTTGACATCGAAGTAGACTTTGATCCACAGAGAGGATACTCCACCACAGATGATCCTTTCATGCCCATCACAGCCATAACTTGTTATCTCAACTGGACAGATCAGTTAGTCACATTCGCAGTCCCTCCTAAAGGATTGAGCATGGCGGACGCCAAGCTGCAGGTGGAGAGATTCAGCAATGTGATGCTGTTTGACAAGGAGAAAGACATGCTGGACGCTTTCTTGACACTGGTGGATGAAGGAGATGTTATCAGTGGTTGGAATTCGGAAGGATATGACTTGCCCTACATCGTTGGCAGGATACAAAAAGTGTTGAGCTCCGATGACACCAGGAGACTGTGTTTCTGGGGGGAGAAGCCCAAGAAGAGAACATTTGAAAAATATGGCAGAGAACAGATCAGCTATGATTTGATCGGCAGGGTACATCTGGATCTATTGGAACTGTATAGGAAATATACCTATGAGGAGAGACACAGTTATCGTTTGGATGCCATAGGTGAATGGGAACTGGACGAGAAGAAGACCGTGTATGAGGGATCACTGGATCAATTGTACAACAAGGACTTTGGCATGTTCATAGAATACAACAGGCAGGACTGCGACCTCTTGGCGAAACTGGAGAAGAAATTAAAATTCATTGAGTTGGCCAATGAGATCGCACATCAGAACACCGTGTTGCTGCAGACCACAATGGGAGCAGTGGCAGTGACAGAACAGGCCATCATCAACGAGGCACATAGGCGAGGAATGATAGTGCCGGGCAGGATGAAGAGAGATGAGTCGGCACCAGTAGAAACAGCGGCAGGAGCCTATGTGGCCTATCCCAAGAAAGGCATACACGACTGGATAGGATCCGTGGACATAAACTCGCTTTACCCGTCCGTGATACGGGCCTTGAACATGGGGCCGGAGACCATCGTGGGGCAGATACGCCCTGTGATCACATCGGCAGAGATTAACAGGGCCAAGCACCAGGGCAAGTCGTTCGCCACTGCATGGGAAGGACAGTTCGGTTGCTGGGAATATCAGGCGGTCATGGTCCGAGACAAGGGAACGGAACTGATCATTGATTGGGAGGACGGAACCAGCGTCAGGATAAGCGCGGCACAACTGCATGATCTTGTGTTTGATGGCAACAGGCAGTGGATGATCTCTGCCAATGGCACCATATTCACCTATGAGTTTGAGGGAGTCATACCAGGATTGTTGAAGAGATGGTATGCAGAGAGAAAGGAAATGCAGACCAAGATGGCCGAATGCGGGGACAATGAGATCGAACGGGAGTTCTGGGACAAGAGACAATTGGTTAAGAAAATCAATCTAAACTCGCTGTATGGTGCGATACTGAACCCAGGCTGTCGTTTCTTCGACATGCGCATTGGACAATCAGTGACACTGACCGGCAGATGCATCACGCAGCACATGGCTGCCAAGACCAACGAGATCATCGCAGGCAAGTACGATCACGTGGGCGAGAGTGTGATATACGGTGACACAGACTCTGTGTATTTTTCTGCCTATGCCACGTTAAAGAAAGAAATCAACTCTGGACAGATACCATGGGGCAAAGAAAATATTATTGCTCTCTATGACAAGATAGCCGAAGAAGTGAATGAAACATTCACAGCATTCATGACCAGAGCATTCCATTGTCCCAAGACCCGCGGTGATGTGATCAGAGCAGGCAGAGAATTGGTGGCAAGCAAAGGCTTGTTCATAACTAAAAAAAGATATGCATTATTGTACTTTGACAAGGAAGGCGAGCGTGTGGACACAGCAGGCAAGGAAGGCAAAGTGAAAGCAATGGGACTGGATCTCAAACGTTCGGACACTCCTGTGTTCGTGCAGGATTTCCTCAGCGAGATACTATATCTTGTGCTGGTTGGCAAGACCGAGACAGAAGTACTGGATAAAATTAAACAATTTCGAAAAGAGTTTAAATCTAGGCCGGGCTGGGAAAAAGGTTCTCCCAAGCGTGCCAACAACATCACGGAATATCACGAGGAAGAAAAGAAGAAAGGCAAAACCAACATGCCAGGACATGTGCGAGCCAGCATAAATTGGAACACCTGCAGAGAAATATATGGGGATCGGTACAGCATGTCTATCACTGACGGAGCCAAAGTGATCGTGTGCAAGTTAAAGAACAATCCTCTGGGTTACACTTCAATCGCATATCCTGTGGATGAGCAGAGATTGCCAGAATGGTTCAAGCAATTGCATTTTGATTCTGATGGCATGGAAGAGAGCGTATTGGATGGAAAAATAGAGAACTTGATCGGTGTGTTGGAATGGGACGTGAGATCCACAGAAAGTTCTAACACATTCAATAAATTATTTGAATTGACATAAAGATGTTGAGCATAGAAGAAATAAAATTACTCATTGAAAAATTAGAAAAAATAAAAGCACATGACTTTCAAAAATTGATCAATGACAATCTTAGAATACTCAAAGATTTGGCATTGGCAGTAGATATCAACAACCAAGATCAAATAGATCGGTTGGACAAAACCCGAGATTGGTACAACAAGGACATGGAATGGAGGCACGAGAGAAGAGAAAGTCTCTATGACAAGTTGCTGCATGCCAAGATAGAGAGCAAGATCGGCCAGTTCGCCAAGATGGGAGCCAGTTCTGCACTCTACAACAGTCTTGAGATTGGTCCGGGTTATGGTAGGTTCAGCAGGTCGTTCCTGGCATGGCGGCTGAATTTTTACGTGGATCTGCTGCCACACTGCAAGAGCAAGATTGAGAAATTGTTTAGACCCGAGCAGCACAAATACATAAGGTTCTATACCACAGACAGGACCGCCTGTCCCGAGATACCAAACCATGCCGTAAACTTTGTGTTCAGCTGGGACACCTTTACCTTCTTCACACAGGAACACATCAGAGAATATCTCAGAGATCTATTTAGGGTGGTGTTACCAGGCGGTTATGCGTTCATTCACTATGCCAACTGCGAATATGATCGTGATCTCAATGAGGCAAAGAGGGGGTATTGGAACTACAACACAAAAGCAACAATGGAAAAAATGATCCGAGAAACCGGCTATGACGTGATAGAGATGGATCAATTATCTCCGGCAGCCAACTATGCCATATTTCAAAAACCTGGTAAAGACAATCCGGTGCTGTACAAAGTGATAGAAATTCCAGCAGAAAAATAATTTAACACTTGATTTCTATCTAAATATCTTATACAATTAGATTTTAAACTTCAGAGAACAGGCAAAACATGATAGACATATTGAGAGACATAGTCAAACACACATATGGTTTGGGATTCCTAGATCTGGTCAAGATCACGGGCACGGCAGATGAGACTGCGATCGATTCCATGGCTGAGGATCGCTCGGTGATATTGCAAGGCACATTCAAACAGCCACAGGCAGGATTGGCGGGCACATTTGGAATGCCACAATTGAACAAATTGGACATCCACTTGAAGTGTCCTGAATACAAGGACAAGGCCAACATCACAGTAATCAAGGGCACGAGAAACGGCGCCGAGGTTCCTGTGGGCATACACTTTGAGAATGAGAAAGGTGACTTCAAGAACGATTATCGATTCATGAATGCTGAGATCATCAATGAGAAATTAAAAACGATCAAATTCAAGGGCGTAAAATGGGACGTGGAAATCGAGCCCACAGTGGCAGGCGTTCAGAGATTCAACTTCCAATCAGTTGCAAACACAGAACACAACACGTTCGTCGTCAGGACAGATAATAGCAATTTGATATTCACATTTGGTGATCAGGCATCGCATGGTGGAGAATTCACTTTTGCCACGGGTGTCAAGGGCACTCTCAACAAGGGTTGGAGCTGGCCGGTGGCACAGATATTGCAGATATTGAAGCTAAGCGATTCCGCTAAGGTCATCCTGCATTTCTCTAACGAGGGCGCGATGCAGTTCACTGTGGATTCGGGAGTGGGAATATATCGTTACATCATACCAGCACAGGCACAGTAATGGCAGATCACAGGCAAGAACATCTGGCACCTTTGAACAGGGACTTCGCCAAGTTCTTGCCAGCCATATCCAACTTCTACAACACTTTCATT